CAAGACATTGAATTTGTTATTTATCACCAACTAGGGGAAAATCCCGATAAAGGTATACTTGATATAACAATAGACAGTATAACCACAGATGAAGGATTAGCTGCTCCTTACGGAATAGCAGAGGTTAATCTAAACACAGCCTATAGGCTAGAAAATTAAGGAGAAATAACATGGCATCTCTCAATTTACAGAGAAATTCTGAAGTGTTCTTTTCAACAGTTGATATACTTGGTACCACTAGTGGTTCTGCATCAGTTGCTGCAGCGATGACACCAGCTAATACCTGGAAACTTGAGGTATTAGCTGGTTTTGCTGCTACCTCTACGTCAGCTACTCAAGACATCACTTCTCTTGAATCTGGTCTTAGCCCAGATCGTTCACAACAAAGATTTAATACAGCAATCAACCCTGTTGATTGGAATATTCAAGTATATATACGTCCAACAGGTGCAAATATTGTTGCAGCAAAAGACACAACTACTGCAGCTACGAATACATCAGGTAACTCTAAGCCTGTTGCTGATTGGTATATGTGGCAAGCTCTTGCTTCAAGTACTCTTGCTTCTAAGAAAACACAAGCAGCTATTACAGAGGTTGAAGAGCAATCTGTATGGCAAACTGGTGGTAAATTAGTTACTACTGATGTAACTGCAGCAACTCGAGTGCACGCTTCTACATCTAACTTTGCTATTGCACCAGAATATTTTATGTATTTTAAACTTGATAATGTTATTTATCAGGTAGACAAAGCTACTGTTAATTCAGCATCTGTTGATGCAGGAATCGAAGACATTGCTACTACTACTTGGAGCGGCTTCGGTACTACCATGAAAGAACTTACAGGAGCACCAAGAGATATTGCTGTTGCAACCTTTGGTGGTATTAAAAATGCTGGAGGCGCAGCTGTAGTAGCTAATTCAAGCGCTGCTACTCTTACTCAGGCGTCTTCCTACCATCCATTTAATACTATGAATGTTGCAGGAACAGTGTCAACTAATGCATTTATTAAGAATCGTTTAAGTTCTATTGAGTTCCATCATAAAGCATCTGCCGGTGCTTCTGATGAAAAATTTGTTTTCCCAGTAACTTCTATGAATATTGAGTATACTAACAATATTACATATCTAACTCCAGAACAGATCTCAGCTCTTAATGAACCTATTGGTCAATTTGCAGGAACCAGATCTATAACTGGATCAACTACTATGTATCTTCGTGCAGGTGATTTAGAATCTGCTGGATTCTTACGTAATATTACTGAAGATACACGTACTAACTCTGCACAAACATCTAATGCAAATGTTATTATTGGCGGTTCAGTGGCTCCGTATTTAGCTTTCACCATGCCTGCAGCACAATTCAGCTTTCCATCTATCCAAACTGAAGATGTTATTTCTATGAGCGTTGACTTTATGGCTCAAGAACCTACAGCTACTAAAGGTGGAGGTGGAGAACTTACACTATTTGCTGCTAAAAGCTAATTAAGAAATTAATGTGTTTCTG